GGGCGTTGATTTCGACGGCGACCTTGATGTCTATAAGAAGAAGCTTTCTGTCGTGAAGGAAACTTATTTCTCATCAGCGAAGCCACAGACTTCATATATTGAAGAAGAGACATTCGAAGGTGACGTCACCGAGAAGACTGTATCTTATGATCCATCGGTCAACAGATACGTTCAGGCAATCTCAAGAACGATTAAGAAGTAGTCTTTTATAAATAAAATCAAACCTACAGAAAGGGATAATAAACATGTTTCTACAGGAAGAAGTTCAAAAGAAGTGGGCACCTATTCTTGAGCATGCTGATCTGCCAGCAATCAAGGACGCTCACCGCCGTTCAGTAACTGCAGTTGTTCTTGAGAACACAGAGAAGGCACTTCGTGAGGCTTCAGCTCACGGCCAGTTCCAGACTCTGACTGAAACTGAGTCTCTACTTCCGTTCAACAAGATGGCTGGTTCTAGCTCGACAGCCGGTTCAGGCGCCATCGACACGTTCGACCCAGTGCTGATCAGCCTAGTTCGTCGTGCAATGCCAAACCTGATCGCTTATGACATCGCCGGCACGCAGCCAATGACAGGCCCAACAGGCTTGATCTTCGCCATGCGTTCACGCTATGCCAACAGCTCCAACACTCAGGACGGCAACGAAACATTCTACAACGAAGTGAATACTGCATTCTCTTCTGTTGTATCTGGCGCAAACACCTTCGGTCAGAAGTTTGTTGGTACGTTCCCTGGTGACTCAAACACATCTGGTCTTTCGGCTGTTAATACTTATAACACTGGCTCAGGCATGTCGACAGCTCAGGCTGAAGCTCTTGGCACTGACTCAAACTCAGCATTTGCTCAGATGGCTTTCTCGATCGAGAAGGTTACAGTAACTGCTAAGTCACGTGCACTGAAGGCTGAGTACACGATGGAACTGGCTCAGGACCTCAAGGCGATCCATGGTCTGGATGCTGAGACAGAGCTGGCCAACATCCTGTCGGCTGAAATCCTTGCCGAAATCAACCGTGAAGTTGTTCGCACGATCAACATCACAGCTGTTGCTGGTGCACAGGACAACGTAACAACTGCCGGTGTATTCGACCTTGACACAGACTCAAACGGCCGTTGGTCAGTTGAGAAGTTCAAGGGTCTGATGTTCCAGCTTGAGCGTGAAGCTAACCAGATCGCCAAGCAGACTCGTCGTGGTAAGGGTAACATCGTTATCTGCTCGTCCGACGTAGCTTCGGCTCTGCAGATGGCTGGTGTTCTTGACTACGCTCCTGCTCTTAACTCAAACAACCTGCAGGTTGACGACACAGGCAACACCTTCGCCGGTGTTCTGAACGGCCGCCTGAAGGTCTACATCGATCCATACGCGATCGGTGGTAACTACCTGACAGTTGGCTACAAGGGCTCTTCGGCCTTCGACGCCGGCTTGTTCTACTGCCCATATGTTCCTCTGCAGATGGTTCGCGCAGTTGACCAGAGCTCTTTCCAGCCAAAGATTGGCTTCAAGACTCGTTATGGAATGGTAGCCAACCCATTCGCACAGGGTCTGACAAAGGGCAATGGTGCTCTGACGATCAATACAAACGTCTACTATCGCCGTGTGGTTGTCAACAACCTCATGTAATCAGAAGCCGGGTTAACCGGACGACTGGAAAGGGGAGCTTCGGCTCCCCTTTTTTTATGTGCTGTTGTGATGATAAATAGTAGTGAGCAATGGAGTAAACAGCATGCTTTCGTTCAGTAAGTTCTTAAAGGAATCGACCTACAAAACACCAGGCGAAATCTTTAATGCAAAGCAAATGAAAGCGATTGCTAGTCATCCTGATTACAAAACATATGTTCATGATTATGATCACAAGATTTACGCCAGACCGCACAAGCGAGATAATCCTGAATCTGGTGTAAGGAACATTGTTATGGCTAATGCAGCTCAAAAATACACTATGACAGTAGCCATAACCAAACACGGTAAGATACTGAATCATGAAATCCACCAAAAAGCAGGCGACAATGGATGGCGTCTCATTAAACATTCATCATAGGTCAAGCAATGTCAGCGATTGATAACACACCGACAAACAAGAACTTTCTTTCACCACTGAACTTCAAGTTCATCATGAAGAGAGCGCCTCATGTAAACTTCTTTGTTCAAAAAGTCAACATTCCTGCAATCAGCTTAGCTGAGGTAAACACTCCCAACCCGTTGCTGAGAATTCCTGAGCCGGGCGATCATCTCGACTTCGATGAGCTAAGGGTGTCATTCAGAGTGGACGAGGATCTGCAGAACTATCTTGAAATACAGAACTGGTTGAGATCGATAGGCAAGCAATCGTTTCAACAATATGGTGCTATAGCTTCAAAGAAGATCTACAGTGGTGAGTCTATCAAGTCTGAGATCTCGCTGACTGTATTGTCAAGTGCCAAGCGACCAAACTACGAGATCGTTTTTCAAGACGCGTTCCCAACCGGACTATCATCCATAGAGTTTGATACGTCGCTCGAGGATGTCTTGTATCTCGAAGCAGATGCCTCTTTCAGATACACCAAGTATGAGATTACCAGAATTTCCAGTTGACAATCAGCCCATCTCGTTTATAATGTAAACTGATAACATCATATGGGCACCACAATGAAGTTTGAAGAGATCTTCTCTAACTGGGAAAAAGACTCAGAGATCGATAAGACTAATCTGGCCGACGAGAGTCTTAGGATTCCCAAGTTACATCACAAGTACTACGCGATCTTTGTAGCAGAGCGAGCGGCACTGCGAAGGCTTGAAGCCGACTTCAAGAAGCTTAAGTTAGATAAGCACGAGTTCTATACTCAGGGTCCAACTGAAGAGACAAAGGAAAAGGGCTGGCGCATGCCTGCGCGCGGGCTGATCCTTAAGGCTGACATCCCCATGTACATGGAGAGTGATCAGGACATCATCGATCTATCGCTCAAGATAGGCGTTCAACAAGAGAAGGTTGAATTTCTTGAGTCAGTCATCAAGTCGCTGCAGACTCGTGGTTACATCATCAAGAATGCAATCGACTTCATCAAATTCACAATGGGTGCATAATGTCGGTAGTCATCGTCAAGTCAAACGCAACAGTTCCTACGATACCAAACGATGACTACGACGTGTTGGTCTCGGCCAACAACTATTTGTTCTCCGTGTATCAGAACACTCCATTCTCAATGGACCTTACCTTCTCATTGTTTGAAGGCCCTGAAGAATTCCCTGTGCCGGTTCCGATAACTTCTGTTGGCAGCTCTTTCACGACATACAGCAGCGTGGCTTTCTCTGTAGCAAACACCGATCCGTATGCTTACAAGATCATAGTAAGTGGAAATCTTACTGACGTCGTCACTGGAGAGACTTACAGGGTCTTGTTGGATAGCTATCAGATAGTAAATGCTTCTCCTACTAGCTTACCTAGCTATCTAGCTGTCGTCGGATGGAATCTTCCAACATCGTTTTCTCCTCCGGTAACTATAAACAACTACAGCTTCGTTGTTACCGGTGATACGATAACAGAGAATGTGGCTATGAACCAATATGTGTATTGGAATTTCAATACCGGTCTGGTAGATTTCAGACAAGCCATAGCAGGAGGGATCTAATGGCAGCGGCAGCTAGAGCCTCAGGTCAAGACAAAGTCTTCTCGAGAACGGGTGCAAGACGTAATTGCAATAGTCCGATGGAGACTACTACAGGACCTGGTTCTTCTACAGTTTTCATAAATGGTTATGGTGCCGTGCGCATAGGTGACATTGTCGGCGATCATCCCAGATCAGGCTGTAGCCCAGATGTGTCAACGCTTACGACAGGTTCTTCATCTGTCTTTGTTAATGGTTCAGCCATCGGCCGCATCGGAGATGAGTATACATCTGACAACGTAATAACTTCGGGATCTACAAACGTTTTCATTGGTGGATGATGAGTGATAAGATAAGAATCATACAGTATGATGAGGTCTACAACAGGATAGTCTGTGATCCCGGCATAGCCATGGAGATCACAGACTTCTTTACGTTTGACGTACCCGGCGCAAAGTTCACCCCAGCCTATCGTAATAAGGTCTGGGATGGGAAGATCCGCATCTTCAATCCATTGGTAAGTCTTCTGTACTGTGGATTGTCTCAACAACTTGAGCAGTTCTGCAAGAGCAGACAGTATGAGTTAGAGTATGAAGGATCATTTGCCGACACAGAGTTCTCTCTGATTGAAGCTAAAAAGTTCATCGAGAAACTTGAGCCGAAGATGCAGCCTAGAGGCTATCAGATCGAAGCGTTCGTGCATGCAGTCAGAAAGAGAAGAGGTGTCCTACTATCACCCACGGGTTCCGGTAAGTCCTTCATCATATATCTGCTCGCATGCTGGTATCGTTCTAAGACGCTGATCATCGTTCCTACTACTTCTCTAGTCCATCAGATGGCATCCGACTTCGAGGAGTATGGTCTACCGCCCGGAATGACGCATAAGATCATGTCGGGTGAAGAGAAGGCTACCAACAAGCCGTTCGTAGTATCGACATGGCAGTCGATCTACAAGATGCCAAAGCAGTGGTTTGATCAGTTCGATGTCGTCATAGGTGATGAAGCCCACCTCTTTAAGGCTAAGTCATTGACTGCTATCATGGGCAGACTGACCAAGTGCAAGTACAGATTCGGGTTTACCGGTACGCTCGACGGCACGCAGACCCATAAGCTAGTCCTTGAAGGTCTATTCGGTCCGGTAAGGAAGATCACGACGACTGCCGATCTGATTGAGCAGAAGCATCTGGCTGATTTTCAAATCAAGGCTATAGTGCTGAAGTATAATGAAGACATCAGAAAGATCATGTCTGGTGCAGACTACCAGTCAGAGATGGACTTCATCGTTCGCAACGACGCAAGGAATCGGTTCATCAAGAATCTAGCACTTTCTTTGACCGGTAACACACTTTTACTGTTTCAATTTGTTGAAAAGCATGGTAAAATCCTACATGACCTGATATCACAAGAGGCTATCGATCGTAAGGTCTTCTTTATTTCTGGAGCTATTGATGGAGAGAAACGTGAAGAGATTAGGAAAATCATTGAGACAGAGCAGAATGCTATTGTCGTCGCTAGCTACGGAACTTCGAGCACCGGCATTAACATTCGCAATCTGCATAACGTTGTATTTGCTAGTCCTTCAAAGTCCAGGGTGAGAAACCTGCAGTCGATTGGTAGAGGTCTGAGAACCTCAAGTAACAAGGTCAGTGCTACACTGTATGATATCGCAGATGACCTGAGCTGGAAGAACAAGAAGAACCATACCATCCTCCACTTCGTGGAACGTATCAAGATCTACAGTGAGGAGAAATTCCAGTACAAGACGTACTCAGTAGATCTCAGTTAATTTTGTCTTCCGTAGGACTCATTATACCAACTTCATTGGAGATGTCAACCGTGACAGTGAAAACAAAGCGACATTATGTGAACAACAAGGACTTCTACGAGGCCATCGTAGCCTACAAGCAGCGGCTCAAGGAGAACCCAGAGGCTCGTGTGCCAGACTACATCGGCCAGTGCATCATGGCTATCTGCACAAAGCTATCCACGAAGCCTAACTTCTATGGCTACTCCTTCAGAGATGAAATGATAGCAGACGGCATCGAGAACTGCATCGGGGCGGTAGACGGATTCAACCCAGAAAAATCTAACAACCCATTCGCCTACTTCACTCAGATCGCTTGGAATGCTTTCATTCGAAGGATCACCAAGGAGAAGAAGCAGCAGTACATCAAACACAAGAACATGGTGAACGGCATGCTCATAGCTGAACTGGATGATTCATCCTTCATGACTATAGCAGGCAAGAATTCTCAATACAACGATATAACAAATGAGATCATAAGCAGCTTCGAGAATAAGTTGACAAAGCCGAAGAAGAGTAGTATAGTAGGCATTGAGAAGTTTACAGAAGAAGAGGACGACTTAGATGATACAAAAACATCTAGTACCCCAAGTAGTGATTGATTGCGCTGAGAAGATGCTCGATGAAAAGAGCAACACCAATACTAGAGATAACTATCATCAACGCGTAGAGGCTATAAAGAAGTTCTGTGAGTTGGTGTTGGAGCAAGCGAACAACAAGAAGCGTCGCTGATGAAAGTTGCTATAATCGCAGACACCCACTGGGGGATCCGTAACGACAGTGTCAGCTTCATGGACATGTCGAAGCGGTTCCTCGATGACGTGTTCTTTCCTACCCTAGAGAAGCATGGTGTAAAGACTATCATACATCTAGGCGATCTCGTAGATCGTCGAAAGTACATCAACATCCAAACCGCTAATCGTCTGCGTCAGGATTTCCTTGAACCAATCAAGGAGCGCGGATTGGATCTTCATATAATCCTTGGCAACCATGATGTTTACTACAAGAACACCAACTCAGTCAACGCTATTCAAGAGCTCTGTGACAACACAGTCAAGTCGTATCATGAAGCTACTGACGTGACTATCCATGACACACAGCTGCTGTTCGTGCCTTGGATCTGTGCTGAGAACAAGCAGCAGTCAATGGAGACGATCGCGAATTCAAGATCGGCAATCTGTATGGGCCATCTCGAGCTTCAAGGCTACGAGATGTTTAAAGGGAGCATATGTTCACATGGCCAAGATCGCACTCTTTTTGATAAGTTTCACATTGTGTTGTCTGGTCATTTCCACCATCGTTCTACAGACGGCCACGTTGTATATGTTGGTTCACACGGACAGTTCACTTGGAGCGATTATGATGATCCTCGGGGATTCCACCTGCTCGATCTAGAGACGAGAGAGTTGACGTTCGTAGAGAACCCTTATATAATGTTTACTAAGGCTTGGTATGATGACTCATCGGCTGACTTTGAGTCGCTGATGCAATATGATTTTGCTAAGCATAAGGGCACCTACGTTAAACTCGTAGTCAAGAGCAAGACGAACCCATTCTGGTTTGACAAGTTCTGTGCTGAGATTGAGAAGGTTGGCGTCCTCAACATGCAGATCGTCGATGACCATCTGAACCTCAACCTTGAAGATGATGATGATATTGTAAGTGAGGCTGAAAGCACTTTGAGCATCTTCATGAAACACATCGGACAAGTCAACTCACCTAACTTGAACAAAGAGAAGCTAGAGAGGGTCATTGTCGACCTCTACAATCAAGCATTGACTGTTGAATGATTACTAGATTTGGAATGAACAAGAAGTCGCTTGATCCGATCAACGATGATTACCCCTTCTACATTAAGCGGGAAGGAGTGTATCAACCGGTCATGGCAGTCTATGTCGATGGGCCATCTAGAAGCTTCTATCAAGCGCAAAATTCCACGTATAGATACGTATGGATGGAGACAGAAGCTTCTGTTTACCACGATCGTCCATGCGCTGAGATGAGGAATAAGATCCACATCGACAAAGATAATATCATTTCTAATATGAAATTAGGAACAAACGTTCCTGTTTGTTTGATAACAACATATGAGGCTTGTACGACGAGTTTGTGGTGCTATGAATTTGAAATTCACGGTCCATGTCAACTTAGGTACTCTAAAGATGCTAATCCACAAGTCTGGATTGAAACAAACAGCGACATATCATTGATTGGTGAGCAAGTTGATTAACTTTAAAACTATACGATGGAAGAACTTCCTTTCAACGGGTAACATCTTCACTGAAGTCGACTTGTCGACCGGAGGCACGACTCTGATCGTCGGTGAGAACGGTGCAGGGAAGTCTACCATCCTAGATGCTATCACTTTTGCTCTCTTCGGCAAGACATTTCGAAACATCAACAAGCCACAGCTTCTCAACTCGATTACCCGCAAGGAACTAGTCGTCGAGATCGAGTTCTTAGTACAACAGAATCGTTACAAGATCATACGCGGGATGAAGCCGGGTATCTTTGAGGTCTACTGCAATGGTAGCCTACTGAACCAGTCTGCAGAGATGCGAGACTATCAGGAAGTGCTCGAGAAGAACATCCTCAAGATCAACTATAAGTCTTTCTGTCAGGTGGTCATCCTGGGTTCGGCGTCGTTTGTGCCGTTCATGCAGCTTCCTGCTGCCCAGCGTCGCGCGATCATCGAGGACCTTCTTGATCTGCAGGTGTTCACTACTATGAACACACTGCTTAAGGATAAGGTCCAAGAGAACGGCAATCAGCTTCAATTGAATGAAAACGAGCGCCGGATCGTCGAAGCCAAGATCAAAATGGTCAAGGAGCATCTGAAGGAGATTCAATCTAAGAACGAGCAGTTCATTCGTGAGAAGAAGCAGACGATCAAGGACATCGAAGTCAAGATCGAGAACGCTCAACGAGAACGTGATGCTATCGACGAGAAGGTAGCCGAGCTTCGTAAGCAGTGGAAGGATCCGTCTTCTATCGAGAACCGGATCGACAAGCTGCGTGGGCTTAAGACTCAGCTTGATACCAAGGTCACCTATCTACTCAAGGAAGCCGAGTTCTTTGAGAATCATGATAACTGTCCTACTTGCACACAGGTCATCGACAACAGACTTCGCTGTGAAACAGTCGATAAGAAGAAGTCTGAAGTCGATCAAATTGTTATCGGCAAGGAACAACTTGAGACTAAGCTAAGCGAGGAGCTCTTGAAGCTCAAGGAAGCTAATAAGATCGTCATAGCTATATCTGATGCTATGAAGCCGAGCGTTCCTCTATCAGTTCAAATCAACCACTGGGCTGATCAGATCACATCGATTAAAGAAGAGATCAAGAATACCACGAAAAGTGTTAGAGAGTCGACCGATGTTAAGGTTGTCGATCTAGAGAAGGAGTTGGCTGATCTCTCTGAGCAGTACAATCGGCTACAAGAAGATAAGCAGGTCTTGAATGCTGCCGCTATGCTCTTAAAGGATGGCGGCATCAAGACTCGCATCGTCAATCAGTACATCCCTGTGATCAACAAGCTGATCAATAAGTATCTGAGCGAGTTCGACCTCTTCGTTGAGTTCAATCTCGATGAGCAGTTCAACGAGGTCATCAAGTCCAGATATCGGGATGAGTTCAGCTACGCTTCCTTCAGTGAGGGTGAGAAGCAGAAGATCGACTTGGCTATCTTGTTCACATGGCGAGCAGTAGCCAAGCTTCGCAACTCGCTCAGCACTAACCTGCTCATCCTTGACGAGGTGTTCGACAGCTCTCTTGATGGGCAGTCGGCTGACGATCTACTCAAGATCCTTCAAAACATCAGCAAGGACTCAAACGTATTCATCATCTCACACCGAGATACACTTCATGATAAGTTTGAAAACGTAATCAAGTTCGTGAAGACTAAATCTTTCAGTAGGATAGCCGAATGACATCTGAGCAATTGAATAGGGTACATCTTAGCTGGTGCACGGATCTGCTACACAGAATCTATCAAACGACTAGGAATCCAAATATGAGCGACTCCGAGAAGCTCATAGCCATTGAATGGTATGCTAAGCAGGGATTGAAGGTGGAGAGAGAAGAATGAACCTTCTTAAGTATACAGATCCTGCTCTTAAGGATAAGAGCGACACATTTGATTTCAAGAATCCACCGTTCGACCCATATCAATTCTCACATGAGCTGATCAAGTTCATGTATGAGAACAACGGTATCTGTGTCACGGCACCACAGGTCGGTGTTCAATACCGGATATTCGCTATGCGCGGTGCACCAGAGAACTTCGTGTGTTTCAATCCACGGATCGTCATGGCCAGCGAACAAAAAGTCAGACTCGATGAAATTAGTTTGACATATCCCGGACTTGATGTTAAGATAAAGAGGTCACAGCATTGCAAGGTTAGGTTTAGTACGC